AAGACATGTACAACGATGCAAAAGTTATGTTTGGAAGATAAACATTAATTAAAGGAATATTATGAATAAATATGAAAAAATGATGTCAAGATATATGTCTGAAATGAACCCAGATATTTTTGAAGAAACAGATAAGGAAGATGTTTATAAGGCGGTGTTATCTCCAGAAAAAATTAAAGGCTTTCAAAATTATCTTGATAGATTAGAAAAAGCAGATAAAGCAAAAACAAAAAAAACTGACATAAGTGATGAAGATGTTCACGAAGCAGCAGATTTAGCAAAACAAATTAAAGCAGAATTAAAAAGAATGATGCTTGAATATAATAAAAACAAACCCAAGAAAGACGAGGGTATGTTGTCTACTGCTAAAGAAAATAAAATTGCAGAAGGTTATCATCAAATGCCAGATGGATCTGTTATGGCCGATTCTGAAATGGAAGAAGAATATAGTACAGATGTAGCTAAAGACCTGGATAATGAAGGCAGAGGTCTTAAAGGTTACAAACCACCTAGTGAGCCAGAAAAAAGAGGCTACAAACAAGATGATGGTGGTAACTATAGTGTTGATACGACAGATGACTATTGGCAAACTGCCGAGGGTTATGACGCTGCTATGGATTTATACGGAACAAAACCTGCATGGGTTAAACAGCCATCTCTTATATACAATCCTAAAACCAAGAAATATGATCCTATAAAAAAGGAAGAGTTTGTAGACCTTAAACCTAAAGTAGATACAAAGGCTTTCGCATAATGAATAGAATGTTAACTGACTTAATACAAGATTATGCAGCTTCATTATATGCGGTAACACCTGGAAGAGATGTCGCAAATAATCTTGGTAATCTTGCAGCACAAGGAGCTCAATTCGTACAATCGTACACAGGTATTGATGCTGGAATTCAGTTTGAAACTCCAGAACAAAAAGCATATTTAAAAAATATTATGCTTAATCGAATAAGAGAAACTGGCAATCTTACTGATAATGAATTAGGTTATTCAGATTATGATGTCAATGCACAATGGAGTACACCTTATAGCATACCTACTTCAACTGGTCTTTTTAGTCCAAATGCTGCATATCAAAATACATTAGGAGCAGGTGGTTTTAGTGTTCCCGAAACAGGTGGATCTGTAAATTTTAATAAGTCTGGAACTGTCTATGATTTTAATAGAAATGATGGAGGTTTTGGTATTGTCAATCAAGGTGGATTAGCAAGACAACCTTTACAACATTACACTCCAGATATAACTATAACACCAAAAGATATATCTGATATATTTGGTGGTGGTGCAATGATGAGGGTAAATAACGAAGATAGACCAGAAATTAGTTCTTATCAGCCTTCAAATTATTGATTTAAGGCCCCTAAAAAGATTTAGGCAGGGGTTAGCTTAGAGGTTTTTGCAGCGATTGAGCCATTTGAACAGTCAACTCACCATTAATAGAAAACAACTTTATCATTGCAGACCTGGATATTCCGTATCTTTCTGCTTTAGCATCTATTAAGGCTAAATCTTTTTGATCGACCTTTATATTTATTTGGTGTATCACATTTCCCTTTGCCATCTTGATTTCCTATAATTTGTAATACACTAATTATACATTGTCTAATCTATTACAGTTTACAAACACCATCCTCACAGTCATCATCTGATACAGAGATAATGTATTCATTTTGATTGTACTTTTTTTGTACATTTGAGGCAAGAGTTAACAAATTACCATGACTAAACTGTTGGAATAGATTCTCGTAGCTTCGTATCTCACACCTCTTTAAGTATTTGTTATAAGCCTCGTCAAACTTCATACTTAATACTGACGCTCTTCTTGCGTAATCTACTGCCAATGCCTCACATAATTCTATTCTTGTCATTTTCATCCTCTATTGTTTTGTATTTAAATTTGATACATGGCGTACTGCTATATATCTTTCTGGCAGATATCTCTACGATTTGTCGATCATCTACATAAACTACTTCATTTAACGAATCCAGGATTGCTTTAAGATAATTATCTACATCTGCGTTATTATCACAATAACGGCCTTCCTTCGATTCTTTTTTCTTTTTAGACCAAGACTTAGGCATACCAATATAAAAGCCTATGTCCACCCCCAGTAACCCTTCAAACGGAGCAAAATGCATCTCACTTGTAAGTGCTATCATGTCTAATTTAAATTGGGTGTACTTCTTTGGGTAGTATGTAGACCAACGAGTAACTCTTGGCCTGGAGGCAGGAACTGGATTTACATCAAACTGAAGCAGTTCATATTCGTTCCCCATACTCTTCGCCCCTTAAAATATCTAAATCTGTTACGACTTGTGATAAAAAAAACCTTATCTCAATATCTCTTGGAGTATCTTCTTCCCTAGCTAGTTCTAAAGCGTACTTAATATGTTCGGAGATTTCATCTAACTTTTGAAATCTTTGTGCTTTTGTATCGTATAGTGCCATCTATTAATCATTCTACTCTTTAAACTGTAATGAATCTATTAACTTGTCAATATAAAATCTAGATTTTCTAAGATCTTCTATTTGCCCCTCACCTACATGCTTGTGTTTATGCCTACATAGATATTTAAGTGCCGAAGCAGTTAAGTAATCCATGTCCTGGTCAATGATAAAATCAATAACCTCAATCTTACCTTGCGTGTAGTGTGAGGGATTATTTACAATGTCGTTCTCTCTATCCACCAACCCATCCCATAAATAGTGCGACAACAACAATACCTAAAAATATTGTTAAACTTCTATTCTTTAAAACTTTATCTATTACCTCTTTTACTTTTTCCATTTTTTTCTCCTTCTAGTTATAACAAGTTAGGGTACTGAATTAAGACCTGGGAAAATAATATGGAGTAGTAAAAACCCAAGTTGTAAGCACTTAATGTAATACCATGCTCGTAAGCATAAAATATTAGAGTACCCTAACTTCTTATAACTCTTCTTCTAACATTATAGGTTTAGCACCTAGCCAACCTATACAACCATTTGCCTCAATTGGATGACAACTAAGTTGTTCCTGTTGCATCTTCTCTAATTGGCTGCAACCACTAAGCATCATCAAGACAACGGCTAGTGGTATTAACATAAAGATTATGAGTGTTTTATTCATCAAAAAATTATACCATGATTTGTAAATTCACCATGTAGTTTTTCTCTTGCTTTGCGAATATAAAAGTCTGCCTCTTCAATGGTTTTAAAAAAGCCTACATGGTGTTCTTTTCCTCCAAGTTTAATCCTAGCCCTCCATTTTTGTTGTTGTTTATTCCAAGACACGCCTTTTACACCAGATGTATTATGAGAGGATAAACCCATATTGTGCATATTTTGGTATATTGAAGCCTCACGAAGATTGCTAATATCATTATTTGTTTTATCACCATCTATATGATCTAAAGTTTTAGGGAGTGAGCCATGTACATACAACCAAACTAATCTATGTTCTCTATATTGACGATAGTCAATTTTAAGTACCTTGTAGCCAGTTGACTTATGAATGTAAGCACCCTTATTATTAGATTTACGAACCAATCCTTTATCGGTAAGTTCAAACAACCCCTGTAATCTTTCTTGTGTTACATGCTTTATTTTACCTGTCATAAATATTTACCTCCATATCTTGAAATTTAGAGTATTGCCCATGAAACTCACACTTTACAAAACCTATCTGCCCCATCCTGTTTTTAGATACTATTAACTCTGCTAATCCTTTATCTTCAGACTCTGGATTATAATACTCATCTCTGTAGACCATAATAATACAGTCGGCATCTTGCTCAATCTCTCCAGAGGAACGAAGATCACTCATAAAAGGTCTTTTGTTTTCTCTCTGCTCAACTCCCCTACTAAGCTGCGATAGTAGTATTACAGGTATTCCTAGTTCCTTAGACAAATACTTTAACTCCCTGGTAATGTTTCCTAATTCAGAAATCTCTCTACCCTTGTCGTATTTCATTATCTGTAAGTAATCAATTACAATCATGTCAATTTTCTTTTCACTATTAAGTTGTCTAGACTTAGATATGATGTCATGTATTGACATACCACCCTTATCAATAATCGTTAAGTTTTGATTTCCTATTTCAGATAACTTTTTATAAAAAACTTCCTGTTCAGTTGAGGACATATTGCTATTGTCTATCTTAGATAGATGTATAGATGAATGAGAGGATGCTAGTTTTAACATTAATTGGACTTGCCCCATTTCAAGTGAGTAGAATAAAACATTCTTAGTCTTAGAAACTTCATCTGCAATATTAAGGGCCAGGGTAGATTTACCCATACTAGGTCTACCTGCTAAGACTGTTAATGTTTCTGGTCTGAATCCAGTTATTAAGGCATCTAGAGATTTAAATCCACTAGATAAGCCAACACTACCATGCGTTAGGTTCTCTAGGTAATCAACAGTCTTGCCAACAATAGCCTGTATAGAACTCTCATCTTTATCTTCCAACTCAAGTTCTAAGTTCTGTATCTGTGAAACTGTTTCTTGGTAGTTCTCATATTTAATTATTTT